CTCTTCATCAGTAAAGTAATAACTTTCCTTACCATTATATTCTACAATATAAAGAGGAGATCTTAGCCAACAAAGACGGCCTTCTTTTATAAAGTCGGGTGCTAAAAACTGAAGGGCTGACATAATCAAAAGTCCAATATGATAACCGTCTGAATCAGCATCCGTACAAATTGCAAGTTTTCCATAACGAAGTTTAGATGCGTTATACTTCCCTGGCACAATATTCATTGCGCTCAACAAGAGCTTTATTTCTTCATTCTCATAAACCTTCTCTTCGGGGTTAGATAAGCAGTTAATAATTTTTCCACGAATTGCCATTAATCCATATTTTGTATAGTCGCGCGCCTGAGCCATACCACCAAGCGCGGAATCTCCTTCTACAATTAAAAGAGTTGAGTCTTGTCCTAAGAACTCTGCGTCCTTTAATTTATCAGATGCGAAAACTTTTTTCTTCTGATTTTTTTCGACCTCTTTTACCGCATTAAGAACCTGCTGACGCGCTTTCTCTGCGGCGGCTTCAGCCTTAGCTATCTTCTTCATTAAATCTACAACAGTTGTAAACTCACTTGTATACTTTACTTTCATCTGCTTTAACGCATCAGAGAAAGCATTAGATGCTAATGTACGAAGATTTGCATTATTGATTTTTGATTTTGTTTGATTTGCAAATGAAGGCTGTGATACGCTACAATTTATTACATAGAATAAACCATCACGAATACTATCGCCATCAAAACTCTGTCCTGACAGAGAATTAAAAGTACGAGTAAGCGCGCCCTTTGCGCCCGTGATAGGAGTTCCACCTTCGGGACAGCGGAGACCATTTACAAAGACATAACCTTCCTCTTTACCATCGCCCCACTGGAACGCAATCTCAACCTTATCGCCATTATCATCTACTACTGTATTGGTAATAATATGCTGATGAAGAGGCTTTTTGTTATTTTCTTTTACGAAATCTACAATACCATTCTTTGCACAAAAAGTTTTCTTTTCTTTTCCACAAGAAATAGTAAAAGTAATTCCACTATAAAGATAGGATATATCTTTTATATCATTACAAATTTTTTCATAAGAATAACCGATTTCACCGTTTTTGAAAACCTCAGGGTCTGGGGTGAAAGCAACTCTAGTTCCTACTTCATATTTTGCGCCGGTATCTTCCCATTCTTTTTTTGTGTGTTCAGAATAAGTCTGAAGTTCTCCCTTGTGCCACCAAGCCTCTGCGACTTTATCATCTCTCATTGAGACGACTTTAAAGTCTAAAGAGCTCAGACAAACACACTTGGCGCCGATACCATTAAGGCCTGATGCATTTTTATACACGCCAGTCTCAAACTTACCACCTGTGTGGGACTTGGAATAGATAGAAACAAGTACATTTTCTCCGTCCTCACGCGTACCAAAAGGAACACCTCTACCATAATCTCTTACTGAAATAGTATTAGTGTCCTTATAAAGTGTAATTTCAATTTTGTTTCCGTACCCAGCGAGGGCTTCATCGGTTGAATTGTTAATAATTTCTTTGAGAGCCTGGTATGTACCTTCAAGGTCATCAGAGCCAAGATACATATTTATGCGGGTACGAACCCCAGTACGAAAATCTAAAGATTTTATATCATCAATTCCATAATCATTCTGCGGCATCTATAAACCTCCAATGTAATCCTTTTGTACTTTTTTGTTTTCCTCGAATTTGTCTGCTAATAGTTTCTCCTAAAATACCGGTTTGTCGTTCCGCCTCTGCTAAACTATCATATATAATTTGAGTTTCTATACATTGTACCGGCTTTCGATGTTGAGCCAAACGATTATTTCGTTTGTGCTCTTCTGATTGTTTATATCCTTTTAAAGCTAAACTAATCGCTTTATTATGTTCTTCTGAATGTGGAACCCCTTTCCTAGTATTACTCATTTTTTGTTTTGTAGCTTCTGAATGTAAATGATTGAGACCACCAGAATCTAAATTCCAACCGTTTACCTGACTATTATAAAAAGTAATATAATACTCTTCCCAGTGATTAGCCTCATCTAAGGTTAATCCATCTTTTAGAATTTCGTGACTAAAATTAACCCACCCATACTTTTTAATGGCGGCATAAAATTTAGGGCAAGTCTTATAAGCTGATGGTTTCCATCTTTGACTTATATTATTAGTTTGCCCTATATAACACAGATTGGTGTCTTTTAATGTATGTTTATAAACACACCAAGTTTGTTGTTCCACTTAATTTTCTCCTAACTTTTCAATAAAAATTTTTTGATTTCTACCTATTACATTAAAATATCCACCAATCTTAAAAGCGCAATCTACACACCAAGGGCTTATCCAACCAGTTGAAATAAAGTAGGCAGGCTCGCCACAATGGCGACAAGTCTTCGTGGATTTTTCTTCATATTTTTCTATTATATCTGAAATTTCATCATTTGTAAAGGAAAAGTATTGAGTAAAAATTCCAAACTTTTCTTTGAGCTGAAGGACTTTGAACATTTTCTTTTCATCATCATTCATCTTTTCATATACAGATTGAATTTCATCGAGCCACTCTTGTCCGAAAGCTTTAACCCAACCTTCTGGTACGTCATTTAAGAAGTTATATTCTTTTTCTTCTGGATAGAGGCCGGGCGTATTCATCCAAGGATATGTAATAAATATCCATCGGTCATGGTCTTCAGAGCCGATAGGTGCGTTCTTTAAATCTTCAAGCCAATCCTTATACTCATTAGACATTCAACTAAATCTCCTTTCGTTTTTACTAACTATATTATATCAGAAATTTGGAAAAATGTCAAATTTATTTATTATTAGTTATTTCATAAAATTGTTGTAAGAATTTTTTATATCCTCTTAAGAAATGATATGAAACTTTTATGTTATCCAAAGCAATTTGTTGTTGTATATTCCACGCGTGCTCAACTCCCTTTTGGTCATCCCATTCTGGGTATTCTATTTGAGCCGGTAAACTAAATGAAACTTGAACTAAATCATCTCTTTCTAACGAACTCTTTAAATCTCCAAAAGCTTGAGCTAATAATGTATAAAATACTGAAAGAGGGACATAAATACCATTCAAATAAAGTAAATGAATAGTTTTGAAATCTGCTCCTCCCTGTCTCCTATATGGATCATCTGGCTCAAAATCATCAAATAAGGCACTACCAATGGCTCTTGCAAACATATCAGATACTTTTTCTTTATTTGTAGTTTCACCATTAGGACTACCAATGGCACCTGGAATTAACTGCATAATGGTAAAAATAAAATCTCTTCCTTGAATATTCATTTGATGCATTATATCATCCCAAGTATTTAAGTCTATTGGCGTACCAGCAGAATAACCTCCAATTCCATCTCCATAACCAGTTTTAAATTTGCTATTTAATGTATAGTTTTTGGAGTTAACATATATCATAAAACTATCATCATTACCGAATTTTTCGAACATTTCTTTTGTAAGATTTTTTACATCCATAACATTAGTGCCACGACCTTTACCCTGAAACTTTTCAAGTTTTTTCTCCATGGCGTCTCCGGCGCCATCTTTAAAGCCAATTAAGAGTGCAAAGTCTGCTTTTTGATTAGCAAAGAATTTGGGGTCTTTTGCTCCGCCAGTATGAACGGATTCAACCTTTGTACCTTTACTATTGAGAGTAACAGCCAATGAACTTAAATAATTACCAAACCATTCATAACCTATACCACTATAACTTCCTCTTACACGTTTTTCCTTAAATTCTGTATCAAAATTAAATCCTTTTATTAAATCCCCAATATTACCTTCTGTTATATCTTGACCGCTTAAGCTGTTCGTTAGCATTTCTCCGAATCCTTCTAAATTGTAACTTTGAACCATACCACGAACAAACTCATTAGTTTTGGCAGTTTCTTTTACTTTACTTATAGCTTTGAAAACTTCAGTATAAGCCTTTCCAAGTCTACTATATTCTTCATCCCCGACTATCTTTTTTAAACCAGTTTCGGCTTTAGTACTTGAAGAGAACATTTTCATCAACGCGTCTTTTACTATATCATAAGTATTATTATCTAAAGTTTTTTTAACAAAATTAAGAACTTCTTCGGTTTTATCTTCGCCAGTAACCTCTCCTTCTGCAATCTTTTTTCCAATTTCTATTTTCATTTTTTGGCCCTTATCTCCATCAATCCACTCTTTTAAAGCATGATTTAGATAAGTAGGTAAATGGGTTGGCAAAGAAGTTTGACCTTGTGTATTTGCGATTAAGAGAGCATTCCTTTCAAATATTTCTCTCGTATTAAGTATTAAATTATAAGCTTCAATAAGAGCCTTCCCGCAATCTTCCGAGCTTGGGTCGTAAGAAGTAATCCCAAAATGTTTTTCAAGTAAGGCTTCCTCTTTGGCAAATTCATAAGACGCAAGATTGGCAAAAAAACCACTAATATCTTCATGATTACTACCATAATCAATACGCCATTTAAGTACATCTTTAGCCCTATTATATGCAGTTATAGCCAAATCAGGCCATGTTTTATTTTTTCCAGTTACGGCATCTTCATATAATCGTTCATAGTAAACATAACGTTCTTTGTGCATCGTGTTAATTGAACGTAATTTACCTTCACTATTTCTTTGTTTAACTCCATAAGGAAGTCCAAAACTCATACTATTCCTCCCTAAAAATTTGGCCTGACTTTATGCCAGGCCAGACTTTAATCCAATTTATCCGCAAGACTAGCGACCGCAGACCTCTCAGATTTTGGCATATTAACATATCCAAACAAAGGCTCGTCCTGTAAACTCTCTATCATCTTTTCAAGTCCTTGCGATTTATCAAATATTACTTTATCTCTTTGCTTTAAATCGCCATCCATCCAAAGTTCAGAACCTTCATCGATACGCCCCATTATTAACTGAATGTGTTCCTTAGTTAAGTTCTCTGATTCCATTGAGTAAAGAATCGAATTTTTTATCGAGCGGCCGCGCAAGAACGCAAGAGGAATTACCTCTAACTTCCCTTCTAATACTAATCGCTTTACTCCTTCGATACCGCCGCAATGATCGGCGAATGGCATCAAAAAGGGTAACATTTTATCATCTGCCTCGCCTGGAAGTGCACCTAAGCTATCCGTATCTTTCACTTGGACATTATTACGAATAAAAATAATTTTCTCAAATCTATTTTCTTGTATTGCTTGAAGCGCGGCAGTGATACAAGCCATTGATTTACCACTTCCCCATTTTCCTGTTAATAACTTTATAGGTACATTCTTGTTATTCAAAAGGTCGAGGGCGCAATATTGCTGAGGATTGCGCGGTTTCATAATTCCTGTGAAGTCATTTCCTACTGTTGGATATTGAACTCGTCTAAGGACTCCATTATCATTACAGTAATAATCAATAGCTTCATTATTTTCATCTATAAGAATTATATATTCATTTCTTTTTAATTGAAAATCTTGAGGTTTAATTTCTCCTGAATAAAATTTAGTTAAAAACTCATTTCCGGCTTTTATCTCTCTATATCCAGTATATGCTTCCATGTTACCTCCAATTATAAAAGGGCGCCGATAAGACGCCTTAATATTTTTGGTTAATTATAAGTAGAATTTTTTCATTATTTCTCGACTGTTTTAGTTTCTCTATCTCTAAAGAATAGGTCTACAAAGGCATTATCAGAATAGTTTGGAACTGTTCCTACCCAACCATAGAAAGAACTCGAAAGTCCATTAAAGATAGAGTCAAATCGTCTATTGAGTCTAAGGCGTTCTTCTGCTGTATGCTTGGAGTTATTTACTCTTATCATTTCTGATTTTTCTTCTTCAAGCATAGCCATTAGTTTTTCTTTTACCATTTCAAATTGATTTTGACTTACGGATTTATTAAAAATATAATACTCTTTACCTTCTAAACCCGTACAAAACATACAATGACGAGAATTTTTCATAAAACCGCAGAAGTGGCAATCTGTTAAATCCTGGGACATATAGACATAATTACATTCATTAAGATGATTTGAATTAAGTATTACTGAACTCCATGCTATATCGTTACTGCGGCCGACATCAATGGAATCGGTTATGTCTTGAGATTCAATAATACGATTTGAATTTTTTATATGTCTACTATGTGCAATATTAGTGCCATATCTAATATTTATACTATTATAAATATTAGAACTATAATAAATATGATTTGAATCTCGAATAAATTTACTATCAGTTACATTTAAGCAATTATATAAATTTTCACTATCTTTAATAAATTGGCAATTCCAAAAATTATTACAATTTTCTACACTACAGGCTAAATAATAAGCCGCGAGTTCCATATCTGAAAGACGATAATATTCTCTAATATAATGATAAAAGCTCCATGGAAATACTATTGTGCTTATGGCTTCTAAAAATTCCATGGAATCTATACCATCTTCGAACTTAAGGCCGCCGCCGTATCGTTCTAATACCTCAGGTGTTATCTTCATTTTTCTTTTCCTCAAATGGAATACGTTTTACTTCTCCATTTTCCTCCTTATAAATATATGGAAAATCGTGTTCATTTATAATATATTCAAATCTTTTATTTAATACTTTTATAAAAATTTGTACTGTTGGATTATTTCCATTAAATAATACTTTTATATATCGTTTATTTTTCCCTATAAGTTCTGCGCCAAGTCTATCGCGCGCCCATCTAAGATAGTCGGGATAAGAAAGATTTAATAATCTCGCTATAAATACATCATAAGAACCAGATGTTCCATTAAGAAAATAATCAGTAGGATAGTCAAAATAAATAATATATTTATCTTGATAAACTGGGTGGTTCTGTAAGTAGAAATATTTACTCATATTAAAACTCTATTTCCTCCCATAATTTTCTTATTCCATCTATTTCTTCTTCATTTAGTTCACATAATTCTCCCCAATCTTTATTACGAAAAATTTTACTATTAAAATTAGGAAGAGATTTATTATATATTATTTTTTCAGGTTCTTTTTCTTTATAATCTTTTATATATTTTTTAACTGTATAAGGACTTATATTTAAAGTATTGGCAATAGTCTTACAACTTTTACCCTCTGAATACATTTCATTCATATTTACTATCATATCATTCGTTATAACTCTCATTGTCTTTCCTCCTATACTATCTTTAGTATACCAGTTTTTTGGAGAAATTGCAAATTTTGGGTATAATAAAGGGCGCACATTACGCGCGCCCTCTAAAAATTACTTCAAAAGTAAGTTCCAAAATTTCTCATCGACAATTCCATTTTTCTCTAAGCCATGGCTTTCCTGGAATCTATATACGGCCTGCTCCGTATCATAGTCGAAGTCTCCGTCAAGAGGCATAGGCTCTCCATTATAAGTTTCTACCGCGTAGCCAAACTCATTTAAGAGTGCCTTGAGTGTATTAACCTGTTCTCCTGTGCTACCTCTACTAAGAATTCTTAAATTGATAGTACAAGGTTCCTCCGGTTCAGGTGCTGGCGCGGGTTCAGGTTCGGGTTCTACGTCAGTATCTTCGTCTTCATCTTCGTCATCATAACGAGGACGACCAAAGCCTGCTATACGGCTATCATCGAAGTCATACCATTTGCGCTGAACCATATCTCCGGCATTTCCTTCGATTGTAGTAATATAATCTTCGGTGTCTTCTACAAGTCCTACGTGGGCGATACCATTACCGAAGTCAAAAAAGATAAAATCTCCTTTCTTCGGATCTGATGTAGTCCAAGCATCTGCGTCCTTAAAGTATTGCGCCATATATGCCGCGCTACAAGAATAGTTATTATATGAAGGCTGATAAGTAAAATACTGCGCATCCCACTTTTTTGCTTCATCATCACGGTCCGCAGGCTGCGCAGAAATCAAACACATACAGTTGCAGAAAGTTCCACACCAAGCTACGTTTTGTTTAGTCTGCGGCGCGTAATATCCACAATCATCAAGGATTTTTGCGAATATGGTCCAGTTATTTTCTCCTTCTTCGTACCCAATCCATTCACGAGCATGGTCGAGTACCCAACTAGCTTTAAGTGAACCCATAGGTTATGCCTCCGTTGAGAGAAGTGATTTAGCCTTTTTAATAAGCTGATTTACACCTGTTGCTGCAAGTCCAGAAGCTCCACCGATTACAGTTGCTGTAAGCCAATCTGTTGCGGGAATGAGGTTAGGAATTGTATAGAATGAAACGATTCCTAAGATTGCGCCGAGTACGATGCAGATGCCTGGGATAAAATCGTCGAGCTTTTCGTTTTTGAAAAGTTTTATACAAACACCAACAAGGTAGCAAAAGGCTATGATTACGGGTACTGTTGCAATTTCTAACATTTTAATTTCCTCCTTTTATATTATGTATTATCTGGTTCGGGCTTATCGTGATGAAAACTTTCATTCATAATTAAATATCCATCTTCATCAACAATAAGAGCCGCATGGTTATCGATTGTACTTACAACCGCGACAGATAAAATTAAATAATATTTCTGTCGCGCCTCTGCGAGATTATCGTATTGATAAGATAATGTAGATGTTACACCACCATCAGTCTGAACTTCAATTACAATGTAATTTTTCATAAATATCCTCCTTTATTTATATTATTTACAAAGATAAGTACCTGTTACATATAGTCCGTTTCCGCTTGCAACCTGTGTAAGAGCAGAAGCTCTGATAGATATATTTCCACTACCATCTAACCATCCCATCACCATGGTAGATCCTGTATAACCAATTAAAGTCATATCAACCGCAGGGAATGCAACTCCAGATATTTTTCCAACAAATCCATCTGTACCGGCGGCAACTTGAGTGCCTGCACCCTTTACTTGCACCATTAATTGAACTAAGCTACCCCATTTTTTACAAGTAACCGTTCCTGCCGTCCATGCTCCTGATGATTTAGTAAGAGTCACGGTAGGTGTTGTAGGAGACATAACTATATCTGAACAAGATACTTTGCCTGTCGCAGATTCTAGGTTAATACCTACAGTTCCATCTGTCTTATATAAAGTAAGAACACCGTCATCATTGGAACCAATCCATAATAATGCCCTAGTACTGCTACTGCTATTTCGAACATATAAACTACATCCTTTTAATAATAAATTACCTGTCATAGTACCGCCGCCCAAAGGTAATTTCGTATTATCCGTAGGTGTAGCCCAAGAACCATCGTTTCTAAGATATGTTGTGGTAGCTGAACCTAATTGTGGTCCATTTGTAATAGAACCCGTACCATTAAATTTGGCTAGATATCCACTTGTACCTGAACCGCCAATTTTGCTATTCCAAGTATATTTGTCACCAGTAGTACAAAGTGATACTGCTGTACCTCCACTTGCTGCGGTTCCTGAGGTTAAATTTAATTCATCATAAACCTTAACCCACTTGTTATTTTGAACAGAGCCAGCCCAAATCTGTTTATAATATATTGAAGCATCCTGCATTGGTAACGCTAAATCTGTGTAGTATCCATTAGCATTAGCATGGTTGCATCTAATAATATGCCACCATTTTGCCGTAGGGTTATCGTTTACTCCTGCAGCAGACCCAGCAGATGTACTTTTATTAAAATAATTGAGACCATTCCAACCATAAGTCATCGTGTCATTTAAAGTTAATTTCGTGTTGGTATTTGGGTTTGCAGGCATTTTTATACTATCAACACCAATACCTGTAACGTGACCTTTTGCATCTCGTTTTACAGTTATACCTGTAACAAGAGAAGTAGAGTTCCATGTGGCTGCTGTTGAACTTGAGGCATCAGCATCCAACTGTGCGCTACTATCTTCAGCAGGAGCATAGTGGTTTCCGACGGCTGTTACTTTTGTATCGGTATTTGGGTTCGCGGGAATTTTTCCAGATGTAACTGAAATGCCTGTAACATGGCCTTTACCATCAGTATTTAAGGTTACTCCTTTAACCACATCAATAGACCAAGCGGCTGTTGCTCCCGTAGCACTTGCGGTCTTATCCTGTCCACTAGCTGTTGTTGGAGCGTAATGGTTAGCGGCAGAAGTAACTTTTGTATCAGTATCCGTGAATTTAGGACTTGAGCCTACCGCTACTCCATTAATATTAGTAAAATATCCATTTGCAATATAATAAGAAGATGTACCAATACTTCCAATATTAGTGGTAGCAGTATCCGCTTTTTCAGGAACTAAAGCGCCAGC